ACAAAAATTCCATGATAGCTATATCGCGCTCTCTGGTTGCTGTGCATCTGAGATGTTCTCTTTCCGCAGCTGAAAACGGCTTCTTAATCTTCTGTGGAACTTTCATGTGCCGGATCCGGCGCATAGGATTACGAGGAATGAATCCCTCGTCACTGCACCATGCGAAGAAGCTGGATAGATACCGTCGTATCGTGTCCATGTAAGATATAGAGCATTTCCGGTTTTCTTGGAACATTGCCAAATAGAATCGGATATCATTCGTAGTGATGTCGCACAACCTTTTGTTTAAAGCCGTTATCAACTTCACGACACAGTCTGTATACTGCTTAATCGTGCTATCTGCACAGTTTTCCAGTCTTTTACTGGCAGCATATAACTTAAGTATCTTCTGCCATCCAGATTCACTTGTGATAAGTTGCGTATTCTCCTCTTCCAACTTCAATCCGTGAAATTGAATGTACAGTATGTTTTGTAGCTTTTGCAGTTGCTCATCATCCAAGACTTCTGCCATTGAATTTGTTACATTTCTTATTATGCTTTCAATATTGTTCATAAAAACACCCCTTTCAAGAGTTATATTACTCCCAAAAGAGGTGTCAATTTTAAATCTATCTTATTTTTTTACATTCCAAGCAAAACTCTCCATGTGTTCCGGTCAACTTCGCCATCCGCCTGAAGTCCATGTGCTTCTTGACAATCTTTTACTGTTGCTTCTGTTTTGTCCCCGAAGATTCCATCTACAGAGCCACAATTGTAGCCAATGCTGTTTAACTTCTCCTGGAGTAGTTTTGTGATGTCACCTCTCGCTCCTCTTCTGCAGGTTGGACAACCGGCCAATGTATTTGGACCGGCAATGCCATCAACTTTCTGGTTCGAAAATCCCTGAGCATTGCAGGCAGCCTGCAATCTAGCAACCCATGAATTATTTGCTTTCGCAGCTGATCGTGTGTTGTAAGCATTGTTCAATTTTGCACGTGTTACTTCACCGGCCAGACCATCCTCTTTGATGTTTACATCATGCTGGAACTTCTTAACAGCCGTATAGGTTTCGTTTCCGTATTTTCCGTCTGCACCGGAAGGTAATGAATAACCTATAGCAATAAGCTTGTTCTGTACATCCTTGACTTCTGCTCCGGTATCTCCAATCTGTAACCATGTACGTTTAGTTTCCTCATGTGTCGGAACTGTCGCTACAGGTGCTTTTGTTGCTCCACCCCAGTCCGGAATACCGTAACCGATTATCAATGGTGAACTTACATTAATCTGACGGTCGCAGAGCATATCATTTCGATTTCCCTCTCTAACTGTCAAAATATTTCCGTTTCGTGCAATAATGGTTCCAACATGGTCGGAAATCAGATCTTTATTCCAATCATAATAAATGATATGTCCGACCTGTGGGTTGTATGCATTGGTATATCGCCCTACCCATTTGCCCCATTGTTTAAAAATATTGATACCGCTTGGACAATAACAGGTGTTTGGTACCTTACCGGCATTCCCAGAAGCATAAGCTGCTGCTGACACTGTTGCATGGCACCAAGGGTCTGTATGTGTCATTTTGTACGAACCGGCCGGACGCTGCGAATTGTAAATGTCAATGATAATATCATCTTGGTTCTTCGCTTCGCTATATCCATACCATTCCTTTAATTTCTTTTCATATTCTGTCCATCCCATAATGAGTTCTCCTTTCATCTATTAAAAAA